CTGTGGTGCGATAACGGGAACACGGCGTACCGTGCCGCAGAGTGGTATTACAGCGGCAGAGCGCAGCGCAGGCAGCTGACCAATGCGCAATACCTGAAACACATTCAAACGCTGGCAGAGGGCAAAAAGATCGAAGCCGTCATCGTGGATCCGTCGGCGGCAAGTTTTATCACGGAACTGCGGCAGGCGGGGTTCGTGGTGCGCAAGGGCAAAAATGACGTGGTGGACGGCATCCGGCGGACAGCGGCGGCGCTGGATCAGGGCAGGCTGCTGTTCTGCCCGGACTGCCGGGACATCCTGCGGGAGTTTGCGCTGTACCGCTGGGACGAGTCCGCAAGCGAGGACAGACCCATCAAGGAGAACGACCACGCCATGGACGACATGCGCTATTTTGTCAGCACGATTTTGCGGCAGCAGGTGACCCTTGCAGGCGGTCACACACGGCTGTAATCCGACATGTTGAGGAGGGAGACAATGCACAAGGAACCATACAAACGGCAGGAGTATGCCATCATGGCGCCGGAGGAGGCACTGACGCCGGAAAAGCTGCAGGAGTGGATCGAAAAGCACAAGGTCGATTGCCTGCGGTTTGCGTATCTCAAGGATATGTACGAGGGGCGGCATCCCATCCGGCTGGCACCGCAAAAGGAGCCGTGGAAACCGGACAACCGCATTATCTGCAACTTTGCAAAATACATTGTGGACACGTTTAACGGCTATTTTCTGGGCATTCCGG